TCATGCCCTTGGCACGGACGGACTCCTTCGCGGAGGCTTCGACGAACTTGTCTGCCTGGGCCTCGGACTGGATTTCGTTCACGACTGCGTCGAGCTTGTCGTTCGGGATGTCATCGGGCTTGCACGGTTCTTCGACTTCCTTGCCGTCCTTCTTCGTGGTCTTGTAGATGGGAACGACAATTCCCGCCTTGACCTTCGCGTCGAGCGTTGACTTGGCGCCTTCCCAGACCTTGTCGTCGATTACGTTGATTCCAGGCACGAGCATCAGCTTCTGCTTGCCCTCGCCCATTTCGACGACCAGCATGTTTGCGTTCTTGTAGTTTACCAGCATAATCTTATCTCCTGTTAGATAGTTATTGCTTGCCCGAGGTTAAAAGAAATGGGTGCAGGGCCGGGCATGACCCTACACCCAAGAAAAGAGGTCGGCATACTATTCGCGTCTTTTGACGGACGCTCCCCGTATGCCGGGGGTGTCTCTTCACAGGAGACTTATTACAGACCGTCACAGAACACGACGGACATCGGGTAGTAGACAATCGTGCCGCCAGTAGACTGCAAGCAAGGAATGTCGTACACCATGCCGGTGAGCTGCGGCGGCATCTGTTCGAAGCGCTGCGGGATCTGGACTTCGACCTTCAGCGGGTCGCGGGCGTAGGCCACGACGCGGGAAGCGCCACCTGCACCAGCCGTGGCGAGGTCGGCAACCCAGTCGATGCGGGCAATCTGCGGGAAGTTCTCGCGGATGAAGCCGAGCACCGTCTTGTCGCGGTTGCTGCCATACGGCGTGTTCTGGAGTTTCAGGTAGAGCGAGAGCGGCAGGATCACGGTGTCCGGCTGTTCGATGCCGTTGGTGGATTCCGGACCGGCGGAAACAAGGCCAGCGAAGTCTGCAACGATTTCGTCGGCGGTCTTGTTCGCCCAAGCCTTAGACGTACCGCCGGCGTTGTTGGCGGCGACGTACTCGGTGATGCCTTCTGCGTTCCAGAAACCAGGAAGTTTGGCCTTGGCGTCGCCCTTCCAGGCGATAGAGTCCTGCTTTTCGTCGATGGCGCGGCGGGCGGCTTCGGCACGCTTGGAGTCAAGTGCCACGCCGGCCTTCTGGGCGCGGCGGATTTCCTTCACGGAGTAGCCGTAGGAAACGCCGATGTCCTTGACCGGGCTGGAGTGTTCAACGCCAGCGATGTCGGCACGCGGGAAGTCGTTTGCGTAGTCCGCAATGATCTTCGCCATGCCTACCTTGTCGTAGGAACGCCAAATGATGTGGGTTGCGCCCGGATCCTGTTCGGTGGACACCGGGAGAAGGGAGAGGGCCTTGAGGGCCTTGTGTTCGACATCGTAGGTGCGGCTCTTGACAAGAGCGAGCTGGTTGTCAAAGAACACCTGTTCGTCGGCGTCGAGTCTCATATTCTGTTCAGCCATTTTGAAATTCTCCTTATTAGCCGAGGTCCACAATGACCAGGTCATTTGCAGCTTCAGCGGTGGAACGTGCGAACCAGCCAGGGTTCATGACAACATCGGAGCCGGAGGTGCCGTTTGCGACGGTCACGGTCTGCGTGGAGTCCGTGGTCGAGCCGGTCACGGCGATGTCGTTTGCGGCGGCGCCCTTTTCCTTTGCGGTGAGGGTCACGACGGCGGAAGCCACGGTTGCGACAAACGGGATGTCAAGTGCTTCGAGCGCGGTCTTGAGCGCGGCAGCAACATCGGCGGCGGCCTTCACTGCGTCGGTGGTGTTCACCTGGGCGACCTTGTCACCGACAACGACGGTAACGACCTTGCTTGCGGCGGACGTGCCGGCAACGGTAATCGTCACGGTGCGCTTTGCGCCAGCGGCAGTAGAAGTCTTTGCGACGATCTTGCCGGTGGATGCGTTCACGGACACTTCTGCGTCGGCGGAGACAGCCTCTCCGGCGGTGCCGAAAATCTTGCCGGTGCGGCAAACGTTGACGGCTTCGCCATCTACGTATTCGGGAGTGTCGAGGGCGGTGCGTGCGGCGATACCGAGCAGGGCGCCTTCGCCCTTCGCTGTCACCTGTTCGCCATCGCCCGTGCCAAAGCAAAGACCACCGAACGGAACGGCGCCCTTCGCGAGACGGGAATCAATCTGGTGAGTAACTTCGAGGCCAACCAGTTCGCCCGGCAGGCCCTTGTCCATATTACCATAAGCAGCCATGATTAGGCCTCCTTGTTCTTGTTGAAATCGTCCTTCCAGGCGTTGTCCATGCGTTCGTTGTAACGCTTCTGCGCTTCATCGAGGCGGGCCTGGTTGGAAATCGGTTGTTTGTTCTGGGGAGGAATATCTGCGGCGTCGCCACGGCTACCGGCTTCTTTCTGCATAGCGATGGTTTCGCAGGCGCAATCGAAGCGGGCGTCAATGTAGGCCTCATCCTTGCCGTCGAGATTGGCGGACGGGAAAACCTTTTCAATGACAGCCTTCTTGATGTCGGCATCGGCCATGTCGGCCTTTACTTCAACGCCGGCGGCGGTTGCCTTGCCGACGATGTCGAGGCGGGCCTTCACGGCGGCGTCAATGCGGGACGGCATGTCGGTTTCGGCCTTGTCGAGGCGTTCCTTGTAGGAATCGCGTTCGCCTTCGGCGGCGGAAATCTTGGCGTTCAGCTTTTCGGCTTCGGCCTTGGAATCCTTGCGGAGCTGTTCAAGTTCCTTTTCGAGGCCATCGGCGCGATCGACTGCCTTGTGATAGGCGGCAATTACCTGGGGCTCCGCCTGGTAGTCAGCCCCGTCCAAGTGAATCTTATCCATCTTGTCCTCGTTTTGGTTGTTGTTTACTTCATACTTGTTCATGTCGGGGAGTGTAGGCGTTCCGGCGGCATCCATACGGATAGAGTTGCCGTCACCGGCGCGGGGAACGGGAACCAAGGCAACATGGTTGTAACGGATATTGCGCTGGATGCAGTCGTATTTCATACCCATCCATGTACCGCTGGTCCAGTCGATGTCGCAAGTGTAGCCGCAAGAGAGCGAACGCGCGGTGCCGTTTTCAACGGCGTCGATGCCGTCCTTCTTGGTCGCAGCCAGCGAAACGTAGACGCGGTAGGAATCGGTCGTTACATCCGAACCGACGGAGCCGACTTGCAGGGCCTCGATGTTTTCGGGCGTAACGGCTTCTTCGGGGTGCAAAAGTGTCAAAGGCTTAAGGCGTAGCGAGGCGAGCGAATCTGCGTTGAAAACCTCTTCGGGCAAACGGAGTTCGCGGCGTTCGGAGCCGTCCGGGTTGCGGTAAGAAAAGACACCGATTGAAGTCACGGGCGCACGGGCCACAAGGAACCCCTCGGCGGTCTTTTCGGCAGGCGAGGTGGCGTAGTCGATGGCGTCTTCGTACCAGTCGAGGCGGCTTTGAGCCGCTAAAATCTTGTCCTTTTTATCCATCATGACTTAAATATAATAAAAAAATAACAAAATAATAACAAAAATTTTTACAAAAAATCCACAAACAAGGGGACGGCATCTAAAAACCGTCCCCTACTGGGTCAAAATTCACTGGATTTCGTCTTCCGGATATTCAACTTCTTCGAGCATGTCCGCTAGAGGATCGTCCATAGGAATTTCCTTTACGTCCTCCAGAACATTCTCGTCGGAAACATCGTCCTTGAACTTGTAGTCCATGCCGTCGCGGCTCAAGACGACCGCATCGACCCAGCGGTTATATACTATCGAATAGCCCTTCAATAGGCAGTAGTCTTCAAGTTCGATTGACTCGGTCAGCTTTTCGGTTGTCATATATTGGACGCCTCCTTGATTGCATCTACAACGAAATCACGGGCGGTCGGTAGGTACTTGTCTAAAATATAATCTTTTTTCGGACTTGTTGAACCCATAATTTCAAGAATTTCTGCAAACGCTTCACCGCAAGCCTTTTCGTTATCTATTCCCCAATATTCGGAGCCATGACCAACCGTTCCAAAAATTCCTGGCCTACGAGTTGCACCTTCGAACATATCCGAAATAGACCCGTATATAGCCATTTCGTCACCAGTTCCCTTTGTGAGTTCTATTAGTTCTCTCATTGCGGGAGTCATTTTGTCAATAGCTACCATTTGGGCTTTGTTTGCTCCATAATTCAAGTTTTCCAAAACGTAATCAAGAACGGTTCTGTTATTACCTTCTGCAAATGCAGCCCAAATTTCTTTTGGGGCGTATGAATTGTAAAGGACATTTTGAATTATCTTTACTTTTTCATCCTTTGTACTACGCACAATGGCAACAGCCCATTCATATCGACCGCTTGAAGGTTCGGCAAGAGCCGAGGATAACGCCGTTCGAGTCTCTTTAGATACACCCTTCAAAATACTCTTTATTGTTTCTGGTCTTTCTGCCCTGGCCTTTTCAATGATTGGAGTCACAAGTTCGTCCTTTACGATTTCGGCAAGGTTACGGTTTCCAAACTTTGGATTTTTCATGAATGTTCCATGCGTAAGGAAAAACCTTTTGGATTTACCAAGTCTCGCGTCTATCGCGTGCGCCATTTCGTGCAAAAGCGCAGAGGCGGATTTTTCTTGTCCCTTCTTGAAATAACCCGGAACTTCAATATATCTTAAGGCCGTGTTATACCTTGACTTTCCGCCTTTCTTTATTTCGGTGATAAATTCGGTAAATGTCTTTGAATAAACGAGCCTAATTTCTGGAGACAAACTAGAAAACCTATTGTAGGCGTCCTTTAGCCAGTTCTTGTTAAAACTTTTTACGGCTTCAAAACGACTTTTAAGCGCATCAACAAAGGTCTTTTCGTCTGCAAAAATTCCAACATCTGCACGTTCCGCAACCTGTTCGGGTTCGGTCGTTGTAGGCGGCTCCACTTCTTCGGGGACGGCGGGCAAATCGGAGCCCTCGACGCCTTCAAGTTCGTTCCAGTTCGGGACGGCCACGCAACGGCACATGATAGCCATTCCGGGGTGGAAATAAGGCGCGTCGGGAGCCCTCTTCACCCATTCGCCGTTTTCGAGCCACACGGTCGGATCGTCCCAGCGGCAAATCTTGCCCTGCATGACAAAATGAGACGGCAACGCCTTCGGATAGAAACCGTTTGGGTCGCCCCTGACGCGTTCATCCTGGGCCGTGTCCCAGACGTATGTTTCAAGGCCCGCGTCGGTCATGCGCCCCTGCGTTAGCGACGAGTTCAGCTTTGCGGTCTGGTCTCGCGCTATGATTCGGGCGCGGCGGTAGCTTATGCCCGGAAGGTCCGCATTTATCAGGGCCGTTACCTCCTTTGCGCTCTTGCCTACCTTTACGCCGTCTCGGATGCGGCGGGCCACGGTGTCGAGCATATCCTGCGTGGCCTTCGTGATAAGCGTCACCTGTTCGCGCGACCATTCGTCCAGGACATTCTTTAGCCACGGTTCCGGCTCCTGGAAAGCCTCGCCTATGGCGATTTTCTTAAATGCGTTCAGTTCGCGGCGGTTAAATTCGGAAAGCGACTTCGAAACGCTGACGATTGCACCGAGTGCGGGGCCGTTCGTTCCCGGAACGGGCTCCAGGTCTTCCAGTGCGTCCACGCGCGGCACCATCATGGGTACGGCGATTTTCGCGTACTCCTTCCACCTTTTCGACATGAAGCGGTTTATGGCCGCCGCATATTGCCGTTCAAGCGAAAGCGGGTACTTCCATTTCAGGCCCTTAAGGCGGCGCAACTTGACTTTAGTCATGCCGCCCGCCCGTTTGAGGTCGTTTATAAACTTGCTCGTAGGAATCATTTATTTTATTCCCCCGTTACGTTACGCGCCGGCGCCGTTGCCCTCGTCCTTGTCGAGGTCTATGATGGCCTCGTCTTCCACGCTGGTTTCGAGCGCATAGCCGCCCACAAAGCGGTTCTTTCTTACTTCCTCCTGGCTCAATACGCCGGCATCCACATAGTTCTTGTCGGTTCGGCTCTGGATTTCGCGGGTCTCGGCATCCGTCTTCTGGTCTCGCTTGGAAAGCGGGTTGAAATTGATCGTGAGCGATTCCTCGGAAGTGTCCACCGTCTTCGTCTTCGCGTTCAGCATACCCATGAGCCTGTAAAGAGGCGGCGCAAGCTGCGCCTGCTGCAAACCGGCAACGTATGAATTGAAGTTGTCGTCGTCGCCCTCGCCGGTCGCGTTCATCCCGGCAGCGGAACGACCGAAAAGCAATGTCACGGGTATTCGGTAGGAACCGGCGACGCTCATGGCCTGACGGTCCCATATTTCGGGGAGCCCGGCAAAGGAGAAATTCTCGCGGGTGCAATCTTCGCCCTCGCCAAGCATAACGCCATTGATGATGCTTTTCTGTTCGTCGATGGCTTCCATGCG